GGGGTAGCTCGGGCTGTAGGCTCCAAGTTCGCCGCTGAGGCGGCCCGTGTGCTGCGTAAGCAGGCCAACGGGTCCGATGTGGCCGGGCAGGTCGTCGACCGCGATCCTTGCGCTCGCTGCGGGACCAGGCGCGACAAGCATGACGAGTTTGGCTGTGCGAGGTGGCGGGGATGAGAAAGTCAGCAAAGATCCAAGGGATCAAAACGATTTACTTCATTGGCCCGGAAGATCGGTCAATCGGTGTGGTCAAGATATGTCAGACTGCCAAGGATGCAGGGAAGCGCCTTTCTGCAATCCAGACAGGCCACCCTCACAAGTTAGAGGTTTATGGATATGTTCGTGATGACGGACGGTATGAAGAGGCCTTGCATCTCCTATTCAAGCCGCTTCGGCTGCACGGAGAATGGTTTCGATTGGAGGGCTCTCTTCAACGGCTGATCGATTGCTTGTGCTGTAGTCGCGGCGCGTCTCCTGAATGGGATTCGGTCGAGTTTTGGGGTGCCGTCTTTGACAGCGTGAAGCCTGAAAAGGATTGCAGAACGCACGACCTACCATCCCTGTCGTACCTCACTCCGAAGGTCTCAATCTTCTGCTCAATATGGGAGATCGGTCAGTGACTGAACTGCCAGATCCATTGGTTGCGCCAGAAGTCGACCTTCAGGACTTTTCGTTCATGCCTCTACAGGTGGCGAGGTTCCGCGATAGCGACTTCGCTGCATCCGTGCACCCCGAGGCTGGATGGTATGGAGTGCTGCTCTGGGCGGCGTCCTGGCATCAAATTCCGGCAGGTAGTTTGCCTGACAATGACACCATGTTGATGCGCCTGGTCGGGCTTGGTCGTGATGCTCGAACCTGGAAGAAACACCGTGCGGAAGCGCTCTATGGATTTGTTCTGTGCAGCGACGGAAGGCTTTACCACCCAACTGTCGCTGAACAGGCAAACAAGGCTTGGAATGAAAAAGTACTCCAAAGGCACCGCACATTCTGCGGCGCCGTTCGCAAACATAACGAGCGAAATCCAGAAAATAAGCTGCAATCTCCATCGTTTGAGGAATGGGATGCGCTTGGGCGGCCGGATCGTGTCACACCTGTAGTCACGGATTTGTCGCGCGTGACAGCAAGAAAAGTCGCGCGTGACATTGGCTCCAAGAGACAGGGACAGGGACAGGGACAGGGAGAATCTATAGAAGAACTACCTAACGGTAGTTTGTCGACAGCTCCCGCTGACGACCTCCCCCTATCAGATGAGTTTCATCTCGATTTGCAGGAAGAGGTTATTCCTCATCCCCCGCCGCTGACGCCCCTAGACATCGTTGAGACCTGGAACGACATGGCTCCGCAGTACGGCCTGCCAGTCGTTCGCGGAAAGCTCAGCGAGGCTCGGCGCAGGAGTTGCGCTGCCAGGATCCGAGAGCACCCGGATCGCGAGACATGGGCCATCGCGTTTCGATCCATCACCGAGTCCAAGTGGTTGCAGGGCGACAACGATCGGGGGTGGCGCGCTGACTTCGATTTCCTCGTCCAAGCCAAGTCATTCACCAAATTGATCGAGGGTTCTTATGGCAAAAATTGATTTTGCAGCGACTGGATCTGCTGGCGCCATCGTCCCCCGGACCCGCGAGGACTGGCTCGAATGGTGCTGGGAAAGGAACCAGCGCGCGATGGACCGGGGTTGGCGGCACTGGCTGTTCATCAAGGACGTGGATGGCAAGATCGTGGTCGACACGCTTTCCAGCACCGACGCCGAAGATGTCTGGAAGATGCTCGACGACAAGCCCCACGTCCCGATGAACTGGCCTGCTCATGAGGTTCGAAAGCACCTTGGCTTGGTCGAGTGGAGATTGCAGCGCGGCATGGCGAGTGACGCCTTCATGGTCTGGTCGGTCGAGGGCCGGAGGGCCCGGCGCAAGGCTGTTGTGGAAGCTGAGCTAGGAAAGAACATCAACCGTGACTGAACACCGCTCCCGCACCAGCCTCACTCCGCACGCCGCTTCGATGCGCGACCCGGACCCGGAAGGCGCGCACCGCCTCGCCGCCGAGATGTGGCACCGGGACGGCTCGATCGTGATCCGGGCCGAGAGCAAGGCCAGGATGAACTGGCAGGACCGCGAACTGCTCGATGCAATTGGGACACGGATCTACGGGCCAAGGGGGAAGTGATGCAGACCGAGACCGACAATGACCTGATCCCGCCCGAAGTCCTGCTGCAAGGGGATTACGTCGACGTGACCGTGGTGGCCGATGATCGCAGCCAGGCGACGGTGAAGCGCAATCGGTCGATCAATCCGCTCTACGCCCTCTGGGAGCGCGGAACGATCACCGAGGAGCAGTACGAAGCTGGAATCGAAATCGCCCGGGTCACCGAGATCATTGGATCTGCTGTTGGGATGCGCAGCGCCAGCCTTGAGGCTCGGGTCGATAATTCCGGGTCGGCCAAGGATCTACTGGTCGAACACATCGGCCGTGTGAGGCTCGAAGCGGCTTACAGCGCCTGGCGCACCCGCCTGCCGGTGCCCAAGCGGATGGTGATCGACATGGTCACTGGTTCGATCTCGATCGTTGCGGCAGGACGGGTCTATCGGATGCGCAAGGCGACCGCGCGGGATCGGTTGGTCAGGGCGCTCGATCTATGGCTCGAAACAAAAGATAAGATATTGAAAAATATAGACGAAGATGACGTTATGGCGGCCCATTACCGCGCGGGTGGGGGAACTCTGGTATGAGAGGCTTGTCGGGACCAGGTTTTGAGGTTATCTCGCCATTGTTGATTTGCGCGCCCAGACCAAGGAAGCAGCGCATCACCATATCAAATTCAATCTCAAAAACAGGCATTTAGCATGGCCGCGCAGTCCAACGGATTGAGCGCGCGGATCCGGCAACTCGAAGCCGCGGAGAAGCGCGCCGCCGCTCTCCCGGCCAAGACGCGCCTCAGCTTCAAGCCGATGCAGGAACTGCTGGCAGTATCGCGGCCCGTGCTTACCGGCTGGTGCAGCGACATCGACGGCTTCGAGGCCAGCGGCGCGTTTGTGCGCGGCGGCAACGGAATCGAGTGGGAGTTCAACCCCCGCAAGACCGTGGCCTACCTGCTTAAGCATCACCGCGGCGTGATCGCCAGGCAAACGGCCAAGAGCCAGAAGATCGCCAAGGCTGTCGGGGTGACGCTGCCGGACGGCGAGGAATCTTCGAGCCTGGCTGAGACCCGGCAGATGATCGACCTGACCCTCAAGGTCACCGAGGCGCAGGAACGGCAAGGCCGGTACATTCCGGTCGATGAGGTTTCGACCTTCCTGGCTGGCTACAACGAAGAGATCGTCTCGGGCCTGATGGGGACCAAGACCAAGGTTGACCCGAACGGAAACCTTCCGCCCGCTGTGCGCAAGGCGGTTGACGAAGAACTGAGACGGGTCGCGGCGCTGGTCCATGACCGGGCAACCAAGTTCATAGGGAAACTTCGCGGTGCGGATCTACGGCAAGGAGGAGCTGGCTGAGCAGGCAAGACTGCTTGGTGAGGATCACTTCTGCCCGAAACCCGCCGATGTCGCGTTCGGCCTGCTCGATCGGCTCCTGCCCCGCGAGAGCCTGACCACGCTGGAATACTCCGAGCGGATGCGGATCATCCGCAAGCCCGACGGGACACAGACCCATTGGTCCGCGCGGCTCGCGCCGTTCGCACCGCCGATCATGGCGGCGCTCGACGATGCCGAGATCTGCGAGGTGATCGTGCCGAAGCCGGCGCGTACCGGCGGCACGGTGATTGCCGAGAACCACGCGCTGAAACGGCTCGACATCGATCGCAGTGGCGACGTGATGTGGTACCTGGCCGGACCTACCGAGGTCGGGGCCTATGCCGATACGGTGCTGAAACCTATCTTCGAGGACCACAAGAGCCTCGCGGAGCGGCTGCCGAAGTCAGGCACGAAGGGCAACACGGCCAAGATCAAGCAGGTCGGATCGCAGACCCTGCAACTGATGGTGATGTCGTCGACCACGACGACCAACCGCCAGGCCGCGTTCATCGTCTTCGATGAGCCGGACAGCTACTCCAAGGCGTTCCGTTCGAACTTCATCGAGCAGGGCCGCCAGCGCCAGCGTATGCTGGGCAACGACCGGAAGATCTACGCCTGCGCCCACCCCGACATCGGGTGGAGCGGCGGCATTGCGGCGGCTTGGGTGCTGTCGAGCCAAGGCATCTACGTGATGCGCTGCCCGGAATGCGGTGGTCACGGATCGCCGTACCCGACCAAGTATTGGCCCGAGGTCAAGCGGTTTCGCCTGATCTACGATAAGAGCCCAGAGGGCACGCCGATCGACAAGCGACTGGCGCGGGCCGAGACCAGCGCCGGGATCGCCTGTCCACACTGCGGAGTGGTTCTGGACGAGGCGCAGCGCCTGCAAATGGTCGAGGAAGGTGCCTTCATGCACAAGGGTCAGATCCTTGACATCGAGGCTGGGATCGAAGGCGAGCCGGACAAGAACAAGACCTGGGGCTTCTGGGTTCACGTCCTGATGAGCCCGCAGGTCGGCATGGGGCAATTGGCCCGCGAACTGGAAGGCGCGATCGAGCACCGCGAGCGCACCGGCAAGTCCGACAAGCTCAAGCAGGTCATGGTCCGCACCTTCGGGGAAGCCTTCGAAGGTGCTGGCGAGGCCGCCGGGCTTGATGCCCGCGCACTCAAAGAACGGACCCGCGAGCTGGCTCAAGAGGCCAGTGACGCCGCGCCGGTCTCGTACCGGATGGGAACTGTGCCGGATGGCGTGAAGTTCCTGACGCTGGCCATCGACGTGGGCGGCAACAAGTTCGATATTCTGGTCCGTGGATGGGACCTACAGCGCCGGTCATGGCTCATTGACCGGCGCACGATCCGCCAGCGACCCGATCGCGGCGGAACGTGGCGAGACATTGCCCCGTCCAAGGATCAGGATGATTGGCAGGTGCTTGAGGCTGAGATCGACCGGTTGATTCCTCTCGCTGGTGATCCAGCCTTGGCCCTGCCAATCGCTTGCACCGTGATCGATGCCTCTGACGGCAACGTGACGTGGAAAGCATACGAGTTCGCCCGGCGGATGGACCGGAAGCGCTGGGGAACCTGGCGCAAGGTTCGCTGCATCAAGGGCTCGACCAACGCGAAGGCTGAACCGCTTCCGCCGACCCCTGCCAAGATCTCGAAGGACAACGAAGGAAAGCCGATTGAGCCGGTGGTGACTTTGCATCTGCTTGGCGTCCACAAGCTCAAGGAAAGCGCGCTTGAGGATCTGGCGATCGAGGACCGGGGCCCGGGCCAAGTGTTCTTCGCGGAGAACACGCCGGACAAAGCCTTCGAGGAACTATTCAACGAAACCCTGATCGACGGGTCATGGGTCCGCAATGGGCCGAACGAAACGCTCGATCTCATGGGCTACACCGAGGCGGCGCGGCTGATGCTGCAGCCCGACCGAGATACTATTCGCTGGGATGACCCGGCGCAGCGGCCGCTCTGGGCGCGTCCAGTCTCCCTCCAACCGGAAGGAGGTGATCACGAAGTTCGTGGGGACGAGGCGCCGACCGGAGCGGCAACACCGAAACGCAACCTGCTTGAGCGCCTGGATGCGCTGAACCGATAAGGAACCTGAGCCATGAGCTTTAGCAATACTCTCGAATCGGGGCTGATGAAGCTGCTGTTTCAGGCAGTTGCGATGGCGAACATCGCCGACAACACCGCCACCTCGCCCGACACCAATATCTCGATGGCGTTGCACATCGCTGATCCGGGTGAAGCCGGTACGCAGTCAACCAGCGAAGCGACCTATACCAGCTACGCCCGCGTCAACGTGGCGCGTACCACCGGCGGCTGGGCAGAATCGGGCGGCGTGGTTACCCCGATCGCGGCGATCAACTTCCCCGCAGCGACCGGCGGTGCCAGCACGATCACGCACTGCTCGTCAGGGCGGCCGGGCGGCGGTGCCTCCAATATCCACGTCTCGGGAACGGTGACGCCGAACCTTTCGGTCTCGAACCCGATCCAACCCATCCTGTCGACCTCGACGGCCTTCTCGCTCGACTAAGGGGACCAGCAATGAACTTTGATCGCTTTCGGGCGTACACCCTTGCCACTGCGACCAATAGCGCGGTCGTGAAAGACCAGTCCGGCCAGATCCCGCGCGACGATGATGGCAACATCATCAAGGAAGTCGTCGAAGAATGGCCCGTCGAAGATGTCGCCTTTGCTGGCGATGCGACTGATGGCAAAGCCGAGTTTGATGCGGGCGATGTCACCGTGACCCGCGTGGTGTTCTACGCCGGCGATGAAGCCAACGAGCGCGTCGTGGGTCAGGTCGAGGTCAATGCCTCGGGCGTGATCAGCGTGGGTGCGGAGGACTGATCCAGTGGCTGCGGCAAACCAGGTCAGCGATATTCTCTCCCGGCATGATGTCGATGCGTACAAGGCCTATTGGGCCGCGCATTTCGCGCATCTGCCGCAGTTCGAGACGCGGGCCCATGCCGAAATTGCGATGCACCAGTCCTGCACCGCTGCTGAAAGCGTGCCGCTTCGCGCCCGGGCCTATTCCAACGCCTGGCTGGTCGAGCGCGGCCACCTGTCCGCATTGCCTGATCACCTCAAGCCCAAGGCCGCCCAGATCTGTCCCGTCCGCAAGGTTGCGGTCGGGATCGGCGTTGGGTTTCGTAGCCCGTGGATGAAGGGGGCCGAGGCCGAAGTGCGCGGCGCGATGGAACAAGCCGTGCTTGAAGCCGATGCCGACGGCCGGATCGAAGACACGGCTTTCGTGTCGGCACGCATGGCTGAGGCGAAGGAACAGGCAATGCGCCAACTGTTTGGGGGCAGGTAATGGCGATCACCACCTTTGACGGGTTCATCGGCGCGGCGAAGCAATACCTTTCGCTGATGAAGACCGTATCGCGCACGGCGGTTGCCACAGGCTGGTTTTCGGTGTTCGACCTGGCCGGCAAGCCCGGCGCTGGTACGCTGGCAGGGACCAGCACCACCGCCGGGGTGGTGCCGACCGATGCAACCGCCGGTTGTCCGACGATCGATGCCTTTGGCGGTGGTGCGACCGGATATTTGTCACAAGTCGATTTCGGCAGCAGCGTTGCCTGCAGGATCAAACTGTTCGACATGGTGTTCAAGGCCGGGGCCTATGGCTTTGCCGGCGGCACCACGACGCTGAGCGCGCAGCCCAGCTATGTTTCGCGGATGCCGGGCAGCAATTACGGCGACACCCAGATCTGGATCGAGGTTTCGACGGCCTTTGTTACCGGCAACAACTGGCAGGTGCAGGTAACCTATACCAACCAGGCTGGCACCACCGGGCGCAGCACCACGATAACCCCGGCGCTGGCCGCCGCGGCGTTGACCCTGGGCCGGATGTACCAGCTGCCTTTGCAGGCCGGGGATACCGGAGTGCAAAAGATCGAATCGGTGATCGTGACCAACGGCGCCACGGCGATGACCGTCGGCAACTTTAACGTGCTGGTGCTGCGCCCGCTGTGGAGCGGCCGCGTCAGGATCACCAACGATGGCGATGTTCACGACCTGGCCAAGACCGGCATGCCGGTGCTGTTCGCAGATAGCGCTTTGGTGTTTGCTGTGGCCGCAGATTCTACCGGGACCGGCATACCTGAAATTGAGATGGTTATAGCCAATGGCTAACCTGATAGCCTTCCCGTTTAAGCGGGGGCTTTCAGTTACTTCGGGTTATCGCTTCCCATCGAGCGATGCGACCGCAGCTCTGATCTTGGCCGACATGGCATTGCCGGATAGTTCCGGCTCAACTGCCACCGGCGCAGGCGCAGGTAGTGGAACCGGATCGGCCAGCGCCACCGCGCAAGCCGTAGCAATCGCTGCTGGATCCGGTAGCGGAACTGGCACAGCCTCTGGCACCGCAGCGGCCCAGGCCATTGCTGCCGGATCTGGAAGCGGAACCGGCACGGCGAGCGCGGCTGGTTCTGCTGCCATCGTCGGAGTTGGATCGGGATCTGGCGCAGGTACGGCAATTGGACAGGTCGCAGCCAATGGATCTTCGAACGGCGCTGGGTCCGGTGCCGGCACTGCATCTGGATCTGGACAGGCAGTAGCCTCATCGGCCGGCGCTGCATCTGGCGCAGGATCAGCCAGCGGGGCCACCCAAGCCAAGGCAAGCGCATCCGGCACTGCGGCTGGAACCGGAACTGCTGCCGGGTCGGCCCAAGCTACCGGAACCACGGCCGGGTCTGGATCAGGGCAAGGTTCAGCGTCGGGATCCATCACCTCTGGTGCATCCTCGCTCACCGGCGCTGGATCGGGAACTGGAACTGGCAGCGCGAACGGAACGTCTCAAGCCGTTGCCACAGCCACTGGTTCAGCAACCGGAACCGGCACGGCGAGCGGGATTGCGACAGCGAAGGCAGCCACGGCCGGTACTGGTACCGGAACTGGCAGCGCAGCCGGTGTCACGCAAGCCAAGGCTTCGCTGGCTGGGTCCGGGCAAGGCGCTGGATCTGGCCTCGCATCGAGCATCGCTGCGGCAACGACAACCGGCCAGGGTTCAGCAACCGGAGTTGGAAGCGGATCGGGGCAAGCCGCGATTACGGGCACAGGCTCGGGCGCTGGCGCTGGATCGGCATCTGGCCAGATGCGAGCTTTTATCACCGGGGTTGGACTTGCATCCGGTTTTGGGGTCGTGGTCGGCGCCGGGCAATCGATCGCCGAGGTCACCGGGTCTGGCGCTGGATCTGGTTCAGCCAATGCGCAAGGCACGGCCTATGTCAACGTCAATCCGCCAGCATCGCGGACCATGACCGCCTCGAATGACGACAGGGATCTTGCCGCCAGTGACCGCCGCCTCATGGTGGCCGGAAGCCGGGGCAACACGAATACCGCCGCCGCATCCGCAAGGATGCTTGTCGCAACCAAGTCAGCGCGCTCCTTGTAGCGCCGGAGACCGACGTGGAACTGTATAGCGAAACGCTCGATCCGGGCGAAACCAAGGACTTTGCTTGGGACTGGACGCCCAAGCTCGCCGCCGGTGAGAACGTCACCAGCCATAACGTGGCCTGGATCAATCGCGCCGGGACGACCAGTTCGTCGGACTCGGTCGTGGCCAACATCTCACGGGTCTGGCTGAGCGGCGGAACTTCGGGGAAGCGCGCGATCTGGACCATCACTGCCCAGACCAATCAAGCTCGGATTTTCGAGGTCGCGCTGGCGGTCGATATTGTCGACATTGCCTATACTGGACCAGAGCCGACCGAACTCGAACGCCTCACCGCGCTCAAGGCCGCGCTGCAGGCCGCGCTGCTCAAGGCTGCTGGCGGCACCGTCGTCGAGGTCTGGAACGGCCGCTACGGCAACAAGATGAAGTACCAGTCGATGAAGTATGCCGAGATCAATGCGGCACTGGTTGAGGTAGATCGATTGATTGCTGGTGAACAGCGCCTTGCTGCCGGCGGGTCGCGCCGCGGCGCCGTTGAGCTTGTGTGGAAGCACTGATGGTCAAACTTTCAAGCCTTTTGGCGAACGGCGCCCGCAGCCTCGGATCGTACTTCCTTGGGCGCGATGGCGGCTATGATGCTGGCCGCTATGACCGTCCTGAAACTGCAGGGTGGACGCGCCGCCGTCAACACGCTGAATCGACGTTCCGTGCAGCGAGCGACACAATTACCGGGCGTACAGAGGACGAAGATCGCAACAACGCCTGGATCAATGGTGCGCTCGATCGCGACTGGGAACGGGTTGTCGGGTCCGGCCTGCAACCCTGGCCGACACCGATCTATCGCGTACTCGGGAAAGATGTCGATTGGTCGCTGAAATGGTCTCAGCAGTATCGTGATCTATACCGGCTTTGGGCTGAGGATCCGCTGTTCCGCTGCGATGCGCTGATGCGTGAGAGTTTTGGTCGGCTCGAAGCTAAAGCCCGGCTCAATTTTCGCCGCGGCGGTGAAGTTCTTGTCGAGATCCGCCGCGACGAACGTGGCGCAACCTGCCCTGTCAATATTCTTCTCATTGATCCAGCCCGGCTTGAAAACCCGATGGGCAAGGGTGAGAACGACCCTAACTTCCGCAACGGCATCGAATACAGCAAAGGCGTACCGGTCGCGGCGTGGATCCGCCCCCGGCACCCCGCCTCGACCGCGCTTGGACCAGACACCAACCAGCCCGAGCGCGTGCCATTCCGCTCAGCAACCGGGCTGCCGAATCTGCTTCTGATCAGCTACACCCGGTTCATTGAGCAGGTGCGCGGCATCTCGCCGATGGCGCCATCGCTGATCGTCAGTAAGATGCTCGACAGCTATGAAGGCGACATTGCGAACCGCGCCAAACTAGAAGCCCAGATGGGCGCATTCATCAAGTCGCCTGGAACGCCCGAGGATTTGGCAGAGGCGCTCGCCCCGACCGGAGCCAGCGACGACAATCCGCTGGCTAATTACGTCGACTATCGCTCGAACAATCCGATCAAGGCGATCGGCAACCTGTTCATGCGGATGTTACTGCCCGACGAAGATGTGAAGTTCATGCCGCCGGTGACGCCTGGCGACAATTATGCCGAGCTCCGGCGCTCACATCTGTCGAAGGTCGCGGCCTCCACCGGCCAGAGTTACCCCGAGATCTCGCAGGATCATGCTGGCATCAACCTGTCGAATATGCGCGCGATCGAGAACATGCGGCACCGGATTGTCGAGATTGAACGGGAGTTCTGGTCCCAGCAGTTCAATCAGCCGATCAACCTCGCAGTGATGGAGCACTACGTTTCGACTGGCGATCTCAAGATCCCGGGCGGCCCGGTGAATTTCTACCGCAAGATGGCAGCAGTGACCAACACGACATGGATCGGGCCGGATCGCGGCGTGGTTGATGCCGAGAAGGAAGCACGGGCCCATAGCCTCAACGCCGCGGCCTACCGCGAAAGCCCGTATGAAGCGATCATCGCGCGCCGCCGTGAGCCGTCGGAGATCATGGACCAGGCTGCCGCGTTCTATCGCGAGCTCAACGAGCGCGGGCTGCCGCCGCCTGATTACAATACCAAGGGCCAAACCACGACCTCAGATGGCGAGGATGGCTCCGCCGCGGTCGGCAACCCGCAAGACGGCGACAAGGATGGTGTGCCGAACGAAGCCGCCAAGAAGAAAGCCAAGGCCAAACCAACGGGAGGGCCCGACCAGTGACCAGTTTCCCGCTGTGGGCAAGCCTGCTCTACAATGAACCCTTGGCCATCACGCCGCTGCGCAACGAAGCGCTGTGCCAGGCAGCCAGCAACCGGGTGACCGGATCTCTGCCTGAGCGCATCGACGCAACAGTGCTCGACCTCAAGCCACGGGCCTTTGCTCACGAAGCGACGCAATGGGTTGACGGGGAGCGCAAGTCGTTCCCGATCAAGGACGGCATCGCGGTTGTTCGGAGCATTGGAACTACGGTCAAGCGTGGCGGCTTCATGGATGCCGACAGCGGCCTCATCGGTTACGACCGGGTCGTGGCGCAGATGCGTGAAGCAACCCGCGACCCTGATGTGCGCGGCGTGTTCTGGATCATCGATAGCCCTGGCGGGCACACTGCGCGCATGATCCAGGCTGCCAATGAAATTGCAATGATGGCCAAGGCCGAGGGCGGCAAGCCGATCTACGCCTATGTCGACGAGACTGCAGCAAGCGCTGGATATGTACTGGCCAGCGCGGCCGACGTGGTGCTTGGGCCAGAAAGCTGCCTTGGCGGATGCCTGGGCGTGATCCTCAACCTGATGGACAGCAGCAAGCTCCATGAGAAGGTCGGGCTCGATCCGGTTGTGATCCGCTCGTCATGGTCGGATCAAAAGTCGCTCGGGCAGCCCGGCGAGAAACTGACCAGCGCAGCTATCGCCGGTTACCAGAAGATCGTCGATGATCAGGGCGAGATGTTGGTCGAGTTTGTCTCTGCCATGCGCGACCTGACCTCCAAGCAGGTCAAGGCGACCCGCGGTGAAACGCTTGGCGCAGTCGATATGTTCAAGGCTGGCCTGCTCGATGAAGTCTGCTCCGAAGCTGAGGCATGGGCCCTGCTTTGCGAAGAAATCCGGTCGGTCTGACCGCTTAACACCGAAAGGAATGATCATGTCGATCAGCCAGCGCCTCGCGGCGCATCGGCTGGCGCTGTCGTCGGCCGCGCCCGCCAAAGACAAACCCCTCCCCGGTCACTGTGAGACCGACGAGACCGAAGATGAAACTGAAACCGAATCCAACCCTGAAGAGGACCAGGATATGACCGAAGACGAAATGAATGCCGCCAAGGCGGCTGCGCGCAAGGAAGGCTTTGATGCCGCGACTGCACGCTTCTCAGCCGTGCTGGGCAGCCAGCATTTTGCGGGCCGTGAAACGCTCGCCAAGACCCTGCTCGCCACCGACCTCAGCGCCGAACAGATCGATGCGGCCCTCGCTGCTGCCGCGCCTGCCGCTGCCATCGCTCCTGCGAAGGAGGAGGATGATGCCGCTGCCCGTGCCGAAATGGCAGCCGCCATCGCTGAAAACAAGAACTCCGGCATTCAAGCCGATGATGCAGCCAAGCCCGAGCAGGCCGAAGCCAAGGCAATCGCCGACGGTTTCGCCAAGGGTGCTGAGTTCGCCAACCAGATGAACGGCCACAACGGCTGATCGTTAGCAACGGAAGGACATTTCGATGACCACTTACACCGAAGGCGCACGTAGCGCCGAAGGGCTGATGTTCTGCATCCCCGATTACTCGCTCGACCCGGTGACCTTTTCGAGCG